TTATTTATGGAAACAGAGTAGACATTGAAACGAGAGAAATACTTGATGTAGCTTTAGATGATCTAGAAAAAGAGGATGTTGTAGTAGAATCAGGAGAAGATTTTACCGCAGATGATGCTAAAGCACTTAATGTACTTAGTTTCTATATTGAATTTGAAGCACTTAGCAAAAGAGCTAAAGAAGCTTTATCTAAAGCAAATGTATACTCACTGCAAGAGTTGTTGGATCTTGATGTAGAAAAAGATCTGGAAAGTATAAAAGGATGTGGTCCTGCTACTAAACGTGAAATACAAGCTCTTAAAAATAATTTAACAAATGCTGATATAATAGAATGATTATGAAAGTCTTAGCTAAACTAGTATATGCATTTTATATAGCCGTATACTCAGCTTTCAGTGCTTCTTTTATAGTAGTCTGTTTGGATATTTTTAAGGATATAGAAGTGCAAAAAGGAATTATAGTATCTGTTGCATACAATACTATAATACTTTTTACATTTTTTATAGTGTTTGGAAGTTTAATATTTCTAGCTTACGTGTTATTTACTGATATAATAACGTGTGATAAAGTAGAAAGGCAGTTAAGAGATTTTTTCAATAAGAAAGAACTGCCATTCTAAATTGGTTAAGGGAGGAGGAGAAATCCTTCTCCCATTTTTAATCTTATTTAATCCTAATAATTATGGAATTTTCAGAATTTAAATTAAAAGTTTTTAAAAAGTATTTTGATATAGAAAAAGAAGAAGAAGCAATACCTGTGTTATTTCTCTGTTTGCCTAATAATAGAACAAAATTGTGTAGACTACCTGAGCATTATTTAGAAGATAAAAATAAAATGGAAGCTCACATAGAAGAGATCATTGAATTGGCAGATGCAAAATACGTATCATTTGCAGCTAATGCTTTAGTTCATAAGGTAGACAATAACACAGAAGATGTATTAGAATCTACAGAATGTATTTCAATGATGTTCCAAGACTTTACAAGAGATCATGTCTATACAGTTTCTTTTGAAAAAGTATCTGAACATCAGTATAAATTCCATTCAGAGTTCAGTTCAGATGATCCAGGTACCTCTATGGATGGTAGGTTTGTAAAATCAAATAGATAGTAATGATATATTTTATAGGCCCAGATGAAGCAATAAAACGTGATTTTGCTGATAAATGTAACATTGAAACGGCTGTTAAGTATTGCGAAAACCAAGATGTACTTGGTGTAGACACCGAAACTGAAGGATTTGATTTTCTTACTAAGAAAATGATAATGTTCCAAATAGGTGATGAGGTAAATCAATTTGTAATCGACACTCGTTATGTTTCTATAGAACCATTTAGAAATATTTTAGAGAGTAAAAGCATTATTAAAATATTGCATAATGTAAAATTTGATTATAAAGTGATTAAAAAGTGGGCAGATATCGAACTTGAGAATGTCCATGACACTATGCTTGCAGAGCAAGTTATTCATTGTGGTAAACAAAATTATGGTTATGGACTTAAAGACCTGGCTAACAGGTATTTAGGTCTATCCATGGATAAAGAAGTACGCAATAGATTTATCAATCTCGCAGGTCAGCCATTTGACAAGGATCAAATAGTCTATGGTGCCAATGATGTTAAATACTTATGTGCAATGCGTAAAATGCAATTGCAATCTATTCAATCTTTTGAACTTGAAAAAGTATTAGAGCTTGAGAACAGTGCAGCTCTTGCATTTGCTGATATTGAATACAATGGCATACCGTTGGATATTTCTGGATGGAAAGACATTGCAAGTAATTCTTACGAAGAAGCTTTAAAACGTGAAAAAGAGCTTGATACTGCTGTATTGAGTGACCCTAGATTACACAAATTTAAAGCAAAATATATCCAAGCTGATATGTTTACTCCTGTAGAAGAGCTACGTAAGGTCAACATCAAATGGTCTAGTCCTACTCAAGTTCTTAAAGTATTCAAAACTTATTTACCTGAACTTGAGAATGTTAACGGCAAAGAGATAATGATACATTCTAAGAAATTCCCTATCATAGGTCAGTATATAAAATATAAGGAATCTATGAAACTTGCAACTAGTTATGGTGAAGAATTTCTAAAGAATGTACGTGTAGATGGTAGAATACATACTAGTTTTAATCAAATATTGAATACTGGTCGTGTAGCTAGTAATTCTCCTAATATGCAACAGATACCTGCTGACAATAAGTTCAGAAACTGTTTTGTTGCAAATGAAGGTTATGTTTATGTCTCTGCTGATTACAGTTCTCAAGAGTTATGTATCATAGCAGAAGGATCCAAAGATCCTGTATGGCATAAAGTTCTTGAAGAAGGTCAAGACCTCCACTCAGTATGTGCTGATCTTGTATACGGAGAAGAATGGATAGATGCTGCAGAAGATGATTGTGTTTATTTGAAAAGCAGGCAGAAATGTGATTGTCCTGGGCATAAAAAACTTAGAACTAATGTAAAGACCGTAAACTTTGGTCTTGCTTATGGTATGGGCCCGCATAAACTAGCATGGACACTTGATATTTCAAATGAAGAGGCAGAAGATCTTATTGCCAAATATTTTCAAGCGTTTCCTTCAATTGGTAAATTCTTAGAGAATCTTGGTAATTATGGTAAAACAAGAGGACATATCCGTACTTACTCTCCCTTCAGACGTATTAGATGGTTTGAAAACTGGTTTGCTGGTATAGCTAAAGATCGCACTAAACTAGGAGAGTTAGGTTCTATTGAACGAGCAAGTAAAAATACACCTATTCAAGGTACTGGTGCTGATATGACCAAACTTGCTCTTGTTAAAATACGAGAGTATTTAAAAGCAAATCCAAGATTTGATGTGAAAGTTGTAATGACAGTACACGATCAAATTGACACGATCTGCAAAGCAGAACAAGCTAATGAATGGAAGGTAGTCATGGCAGAATTGATGGAACAGGCTGGTGCTGAAATACTTCCATCTGGATTGCTAAAAGCTGATCCGAATATTAGCGATAAATGGGAAAAATAATTAACTTTACACTATTCCAATGGGACATATGAAGTTCATAGTGGAGTTAGCAGAAGACAAAGATGCACTTGCTGACTTCAGAGCTGCTTATGAACAAGCAGTAAAAGATAAAAAAGAGCAATATTTATATAACAACTCCTATTTGTACACACAGTACGCAGGACACGTTCTTTATTACGTAGATAATCATGCAAAAGACATTATTAGATCTGAATCCAGAGAAAGACAAATTACAAAAAGAACATTTTAAAGCATGGAAGAATAAAAACTATAAAGGTACAAGTATAGCAGCCACAGGACTGGGCAAAACTAGAATAGGAGTAATGGCTGTTGTCGATACTCTAAAAGATATCAGTAACACGGCTCTTGTAATTGTACCTACAGAAAACTTGAGAGATAATGAATGGATAAATGAATTTAAGAAATGGGGATACGAAAGCTATCTTGATAGGGTTGAGTTTCAATGTATACAATCTGCCTATAAATCAATAGGAGGCCATTGGGATATAGTGGTCGTAGATGAAGTACATACTACGTTATCAATAGAATACAGAAAGTTCTATGAGAATAACACTTGGGATAAGATATATTGCTTCACAGCAACACTCCCAGAAACTCCAGAATATCAGATATATTTAGAAAATATAGCTCCTATAGTAAAAACAACGACTTTAAATCAGGCCAGATCTTTAGGTCTTGTATCACCATATGTTGTTTATAATTTAGGAGTGAGCTTTACTCCAGAAGAAGCGCTAGAATATAATAGAATCGATAAGATATTTAAAGATTGTACTGCAGAACTTGGAGGCTCTTTTGTAGCTTTTAAGAATGCAGCTAGATTATTAAAAAGTAACGACACGGATAAAAGAAAGACCGCTATCATCTTTCACAAGATGATGAACCTTAGAAAGCAGATGTGTTACAATGCTTTTAATAAGCTTTTAGTAGTTAAACAATTGACAGAAAAGTTCGGTGATAGAAAAACCCTCGTGTTCAGTGAGAGTATTGAATTTGCAGAACAGATAAAAACTGTAATTGGTGACGATCAATGTTCTATATTCCACAGTAAAATGTCCAAACCAGTGCGTAAAAGCACTTTAGAAGATTTTGGAGATCCTGATGGAATTAGAGTGCTAAGCTCTGTTAAAGCATTGAATGCAGGTCTTAATGTTCCTGAGTGTTCTCTTGGAATCTGTTGTGCAGGAAGTTCAAAGGCCCTGGATAACATTCAAAGAACAGGTAGGACATTGAGGAAAGTTGAAGGCAAGCAAGCTGTATATGTAAACTTGTATGTCAAAGGTTCCCAAGAGGTCAAATGGGTAAGAACAAGAACTAAAGGAGATTATTCAGTTAAATGGGTGGACAGCATTGGTGATATAAGCTGATATTAACCACTTTAATTTAAATAATGATCGCAATAGGTAAACCATTTATTGAGATCCTGATGGATGCTCAATTAAGTCTAGAAGAATATTTTGTACTTTACTGTTTCTCTTATGATAAGAGAGATCTGGTAAAACTTTATAGCAATAATGTAGAAGCTATAAAAATAAGTACTCTAAACTCTTTAAAAGACAAAGGGTATCTTTATGATACTCCTATTTGGGTCATTACTGAAAAAGGTAACTCTTTTATTAGAGATCTTGTTGACAGTTATCATGATGCTAAATCTGATAACCCGTTCTTAGGAGATGAGGATCTTGTAGAACTAGCAGAAAATATATATGAAGCTGAGTTTAATACTTTTCTATCTACATATCCAACTAAAGTAATAAGAACAGATGGTCGAGTGGATTATCTTAAAGAAGGTACTAAAGAGATAAAGAAAATTTATTTATCTCTTATACAGTCTGGAAGATGTTCTACTCAAGATCTACAGAAATCTGTAGATTTTTATGTTAAAGCACAAAAAGCAAAAGGTTTAAATTATATGAAAACCTTGAAAAATTGGCTTAAACAGGATATATGGAGAGATACTCTTAATGTAATGTCCATGGAAAATGAATCAAGTAAACAGAATATAAACTATGGCGGCAAATTCATCTAAGAAACTTTCTTATAAACATATCCAACAAGCAAGTGATGAGATAATCCAATATATTGATCAAAGGAGAAAAGGTACTATACGATCTCTTAAAACACGATGGAGTAAATTAAACAGGACAATAACTGGCGGTCTGGAATGGGGTACAATAGTTACCATTGCAGGTATGTCTGGTTCAGGTAAGTCTTCAATTGCAAATGAATTGGAGACGAGCCTGTTTGATTTCAATCCCAATGAAGAGTTTTCAGTATTGTCTTTTAACTTCGAGATGTTGTCAATGAAGCAAGTAGGTAGAAAAATATCCTCTAAGCTTGATATTACAGCATCTTCATTATATTCGGGTAATGAGAAACTTGACGATGATAGTTTCGAGAAAGCAAAGTTTATAGTAGAAGATACCATAAACGACTATGATATCTACTATGTAGATGTCCCTGGTAATGTAGAAGAGATCTATAATACTATACACGAGTTCCATATGAGAGAAAAAGGCAAGAAAGGCCCTTTCTATGGTAGTGTAATATTTTTAGATCATACTCTATTGACCAAAGGAGCACAAGGAGCAGACGAGCGTGAGATATTGACCAAGCTCTATAAGATGTTCATGCTTCTTAAAAAAGAGCTTAAAATAATAATTATTGTTCTAAGCCAATTGAATCGTGATATAGAACGAGCAGAAC